AAAGACGTTTGGAGCGGTTAAGGGACGAGAACAACGCCATCATCAAGTTCGTGGAGGACTTGAACCTGCAACTCTACGAAATGGAGTTGGATAGGTTGAGCCAGCAGGAGCAACTGCAAATCAAAGCGATGCGAGCCGAAGCCAAGCGGAGGATGCAAATGGACACGGCTGACGCAAGGTCCAAGATGGGTCAAGCCCAGCGTGAGGAAGACCTCGCAGGACTGCGTGAGAAATACGTTGGTCAATCGTTTGCCGTTATCAACGACATCATCATCGCATCGGCAGGAAAGAGCGAGGCAGCGCAAAAGAGGGCCTTCAATGTTGCGAAGGCTGCATCCATCGCCCAAGCCATCGTGAACACCTACCTTGCCGTAAGTTCGGCACTCGCTTTGAAGCCGACTGAATCTGTGTTCCCCGGTCAGCGTTTCGTTGAGGCAGGTCTTGCCCTCGCTGCTGGTCTTGCGAATGTCGCCAAGATTAAGGCTCAACAATTCCAAGGCGGTGCAGGTGCAGGCTCACCTGGTGCAGACGTAACGGGTGCAGGAGCAAGCGTTGCACCACCGCCCATCTTTGCTAACCCACAAACGACCAACCTCGGCACGGGCGAACTATCGGCAGGCCAAGGCCAAGGAACGCAACCGATGCGAGCCTATGTGGTAGAACGGGACATCACCCAAAGCACTCGGAGGGTTCGGAGGCTTGAGGAATTTGCAACTCTTGGGGCCTAACCACATTTACCTGCATGGAACTACCCATATACCGAATGACCGTTGACGAGGTGGATGAGGGAGTGCAATTCGTGGCCCTTACCGATATGCCAGCCATCGAGCGACCATTCCAAGCCTTTGCAAAAGCCAAGCACAAGTTCACCGAAACAGGTGAGCGGAGGGTCCTTACCGGGCCGTTAATGCTTGCCGATACGCCCATCTTCAGGAAGGACCAAACCTACGGGGAATACTACGTTGTCTTTGACAAAGCCACCATTCGCAAGATAGTCCAAAAGTATTTCAAGCAAGGCAATCAGCACAACGTCAACGCTTACCACAACGCTGAACTGGATGGCGTGTATATGTTCGAATCCTACATCACCGATGCCGAGCGAGGCGTTATGCCTCCCAAGGGATACGAGGACACACCTGACGGCTCTTGGTTCGGTTCCTTCAAAGTCGAGAACGATGAGGTGTGGGACAACCGCAACCTGTTCCGGGGCTTTAGCGTTGAGGGCCTGTTCGGGATGGACAAGACCGAATCCGAACTGGAGGTCGCACTCGCTGGCTTGGCCGATGAACTTACCGCTTTTTTGCAACAATTAACCCCCACCTACAAATCCCACTAACTATGAATCTAAAATCAGCAATCGAATCCCTGCGGACAGAACTCCGCAAATTCAGCACACAAAAGCAGTCATTCGCTGACTACAAACTCGTTGACGGCACGGTTGTCCGTGTGGATGGCGACCTCGTTGCAGGTACTGCCGTTTACGTTGTAGCCGAAGAAGGCACACTACCTGCACCCGATGGCGAACACGTCGTTGAGGGCGTTGGCACAATCAAGACCGAAGGAGGTAAAATCGTTGAGGTTGTTGCTGCTGAAGTGGCAACCCCTGAAATCGAAGCCTTTCGTTGTGGCGTACCCGTTGCTGCTGAAATCACCCCCGAAGTTGCCGTTGAGGTTACCGAGGAAATCAAAGAAGCCTATCCTGCGATGACCCCCGAAGTTGTTGAGGCCATCGTAGCCAAGCACCTCGGAGCCATCATGGAAGAACTCAAGGCTGCCTACGCTGAAATGGGCAAGATGAAGGAGAAAATGTCTGCCTTCGCATCGCAGGTTGAAACGATGGCCGACATCGTTGAGAAGGTTTCCGAACTCCCAGCCGAAGCCCCCAAGGCAAGCGGTTCAGCAATCGTTGAGCAGCGTAAGGCCCAAGCCTCGCAGAACTTCAATGCTCTTGCACAAGCACTCCAATCACTCAAATCCGTTAAAAACTAACCCCTAAACCCCCACTAACCATGGCATTTACTTTCACAGGATTAACCTCCTACACCGACCAAGAGAGGCTTCCTCTCATCACCAAAGCGGTATTCTCCGCTCGTTCAGCAGCCCTGTTCACCAAGCAGGTGGGCGTAAAGTTCGCTGCTGCCCTCAACCTCATGGACACCGATGCAGTATTGCAGAGCGGTGATGCTTGCGGTTACACCACATCAGGAACGACTGCCTTCACCCAGCGGAATATCACCGTTGGCCGTATGAAGGTCCAAGAAACCTTGTGTCCTCGTTCTTTGGAGCAATACTGGATGCAGACCCAGTTGACCCAAGGCTCCAACTACGAGGGTGTTCCCTTCGAGCAGGCATTCAGCGAGCAGAAGGCCCTCCGCATTGCCGAGGCTTTGGAAAACGCAATCTGGCAGGGTAACGCTTACTTTTCAGGCGTTAACCAGTTGTTGAACGCTGCATCGGGTTCCGTTGTATCAGGTAACACGGCTGCTATCAGCGGTGCGATTACTTCCACCAATGTCATCAGCATCTTCGATACCATCTACACTCGCATCCCACAGGCCATCTTGACCAAGACCGACCTCGTCATGTTCTGCGGTTGGGACACTTTCCGCTTGCTGGTCATGGCGTTCAAAGCCAACACGGGCGTGATGTACAACCAAGTTGACTTGGCTGGACTTGCCGATGGTGAAATCGTTTATCCCGGCACGAACATCAAGGTCATCGCAGTTCCCGGATTGACTGGAACGAGCCGAATCGTTGCGACTTACCTCGGCAACCTGTTCTACGGAACCGACTTGTTGAGCGATGAAGAGCAGTTCTCGATTTGGTTCAGCCGTGATAACGATGAAGTCCGCTTCCAAGCAGCCTTCAAAGCAGGCGTGCAGTTCGCTTACCCCGACCTCATCGTTGACTGGAAATTGGCCTAATGTGTAGGGGGGAGGGAAACCTCCCCCTGCTTTTTGTTCACTTGTAACTTAAACCCCATACACATATGTCCTGCTCTTTAACAACGGGCTACGCCCTCGGATGCCGAGATTCAGTCGGTGGCATCAAAACAATCTACGTCCAATCCTTCAACGCTACTGGTTCGGTTAACGCCAATGCCAGCGGTGCGGTAACTGGATTCACGGGTTACTCTGCAAGCGGTTTCTTTGAATACGACTTGACCAAGGCCACGTCTTCCATGACCGAAACCTTGAACGCAAGCATTGAGAACGGCTCGGTATTCTACACCCCCGAAGTAACTTTTACCATCAACAAACTGCAAGTGTTGGTCCGCAACGAACTCCGCTTACTGGTCCGCAATCGTGTCATCGTCATCGTGCAAGACAACAACAATCGCTATTGGTTGCTGGGTTCTGCAAACGGCTTGGAGGCAACCGCTGGAACTGCTGGAACTGGTACTGCCTTCGGAGATAGAAGTGGTTACGAACTGACGCTCACCGGGATGGAACCTGACCCGATGTTCCTGATTGAATCCACAGTCTTTTCACCATCGACTACGCAGATACTCGGTTCGTAGTATCTTCGCACAAGGTTTGCTTAATTGAGGTTTGGGAGGGCAGTCAGCAATGGCTGCCCTTCTTATTTTTGCACCTATGAGGATTTGCATCGTTTACAACGCCCATCCAACCGGGTGCAGTTTCTACCGCCTTGAAATGCCGAACGCCTACTTGGGCGACAACTACCCGGAATTTGATTACGTCTGCGTTGAGAACATTACCACGATAAGCGATGAAGGACTGAAATCCATTGACTTGTTCCTGTTCAGTCGGCTTTGGTGTCAAGGCACGATGGAGCAGGTCGAGAATGTGTACAAAGCCCTGACCCAATTCGGGGCGAAAGTCATCCTTGACTTGGACGATTACTGGGTGCTTGAGAGCGGCCACATCATGTACCGGCAATACCACGAAACCAAACTTGCAGACGTGATTCGTAAGCACATCAAATTAGCCGATTGGGTTACCTGTACCACCGAACACCTTGCTGCTCGCATACGGCCTCTAAACGCCAATGTGAGCATTCTACAAAACGAACCCTACGAAGCCTATCAGCAGTTCATCCCGAACCCCGAAGAGGAACCTGACAAACACTTGGTAAAGTTCGGTTGGTTCGGAGGGGCGCAGCATGGCGAGGACATGGAACTCCTTCGGGAAGGAATGCAGCAGTTACGCTGGGATGCAAACTTGGATGGCAAATACCGCCTCTACCTCGGAGGTTGGAACGACAACAACCCTGTCTATGAGGGCTACGAGAAAATCATCAGCGACCAAGGGAATAACCCTAATTACGGCCGAATCCAAGCAGCGGATATTTACTCCTACGTTGGAGGCTACAACTTCGTAAACGCTACCCTTGCGCCGCTCCGGGACACCAAGTTTAACAAACTTAAGTCCGAGTTGAAGGTCGTTGAGGCAGGGTGGATGAACAAGGCCATCATCGCAAGCGAAACCATCCCTTACACCGATGTCATCCGGCACGGGCAGAACGGGTTCTTGGTTCCTTACAACAAGCCCAAGGACTGGTACAAGTACATTAAGCAACTAATCCTTGACCCCGACCTGCGTAAGGGCTTGGCTGACAACCTTACGGCCGACATCAAGAAGCAGTTCAATGTGGCCGAAACCGCCAAGAAACGGGCCGAACTATACAGGCAAGTCGGGCGCAAATTGTGAAATAAGGGCGGTCGGTACATTTAGGGGTAGATGCTTTACCTGAACCCGAACACGACCAACACCCTGACGGTTACTTGGAGCGAGCGAGCCAGCACGGGGGACCGCTACATCCTGCGACTCACGAGCATCGCCAAGAACACCACGACTGACTTCACTCTGCTGAAATCCGCCAACCTTTCCAACTATACCAACCGCTATGACCAATTTTCGCTTGCCTTGGGGTCGCTTGAAACAGGCTCGTATAAGTATGAAGTTTACGATACCAATAGCACGGTTGCCGCT